CAAGGTTCAGGTGCGCGGCGCCACTGGGCTGTCACAGGCTTCAGCGGTCAAGTCGTACAAGTCAGCCAACGTCTAATCCGTTAGACACTAGGTTGAGCGGCAGGGAGTCGGGCTTCGGCTCGGCTCCCTGTTGCATTAGAGGGAGGGCAGAATGAGCATCTGGCACAAGATCAAAAAACTGGCTGCGAAGGGGTCTCCTAGAATCAACGTAGAGGCACATCCCAGCCTCGTAGAGCGCGCCATCGTCGTAAGGTGGGGCAATACAGCCACAATCAAGCGAACCCCGCTGAGAGAGCGGGAGAAGGGCAAAACCGAGTGAGCGAGCAGAAGTTGAGCAGCAGGCAGGTCTCAGTCGGGACGGCAGCCGTCGCCGTCGGCGAGGGCTTGGTCCCTGGCTCGACCTTTGTTCTGCACACGGACACGGCAGGGAACCACGACATCTTCATCGGACCACTAGGCGTCACCATCTCCAGTGGGTTTGCGGTTCATAGCGGCAGCACCCTGACAATCAACATTCCTGAGCGGGTGCAGTTGTATGCTGTCACCGATTCAGGCACGCATACGCTGTATGTCCTACAAATCGGAGGTCGCTAAATGTCATACGCAACACTCGCAGAGTTCAAGAGCGCAATCGGGATCGGCACTGCCGACGTCACCGATGACACCGCGTTGCAGTCGGTGCTTGATGCAACCGACGCGCTGATTGACCTATACACCGACCGCAAGAACGGATTCGGCACCGCGACCGAGACGCGCTACTACACAGCAACGGACTACCAGTACGTCCTCGTGGATGACCTCGTGAGCGTCACGACGCTGACGACAGACGACGATGCCAACGGCACTTACGAGACGACGTGGACCGCAGGCACCGACTACAACCTCGCGCCAGGCAACGCAGCGCTGGATGGATGGCCGTACAACGAGATTGACGTCTCGGTGACGTGGCCGCGCAACTTCCCGCGCGACGTCTATCGCGGCGTCAAGGTGGTCGGCGTCTTCGGATGGCCAGCAGTGCCAAGCGCCGTCAAGCAGGCAGCAATCATTCAAGCCGGCGCAGTGTGGTCCTCGCGCACCTCGCCGTTCGGCGTGATCGGCTCGCAAGACCTCGGCGGCATCCTTCGCCAGTCGCGTGCGCTTCACCCTGAAGCGCAAGTGCTGCTTGAGGCATACCGAAGGCGTGAAGGTCTGGCTCGATGAGCTTTGACGACCGGACGATCATCGGTGGACTCGCCGCGCACCTGACCGCGAAGACGCCACCAACTGGCTACGTGCTTCGCACCGTTCACGCCTTCCCACCTGACAATCTTGCGGTCGTCCCAGCGGCGGTGATCATCCCAGGCGATGACTCCATCGGCTACGGCGCAAGCAACCGGCAGATCGCGCTGACGCTGAACGTGGTCATCTACATCCAGCCGCAGGCTGACCTCGGCCGCAAGTATGCGGACCTGATGACGTGGCGCACTTGGCTGCGCGACAGCCTGATTGACGGCGTGACGCTCGATGGCACGGACGCCGTGGCGCAGGCAAGCGTGACCTCCACCAACATCGGCACCGACACGTGGGGCGATGCGGACTTCCTGACGATCACCGCAACGGTTGAAGTCTCAAGCGTGGAGGCAATCGCAACCAGTGCCTGACCTCAAGAAGCCTCTGAGCTACCCAGTGATCAGCCACATTGACGTGCAGTTCGTGCCAGGCTCAATCCCACAGGGAGAGTTCGTGGCTGGTCTGCCTGCCGACGGTAGTATCATCAGCGCACCTGTGGTTCAGGCAGAGGCTTGGATCGCAGCAGGAATCGCCAAGCGTGCCGCGACTGCGGCTGAAGACAAGGAGAACGACTAATGCCAGCCGCATCCGCAGGGAACGTACTGTTCAGCAAACTGGTCGCCTTCAAGGAGACTACGCCTGGAACCATTCCAACGCTGACCAGCGGCGGCCGCAAGCTGCTCGTGACGCCAACTGGCGTCATCTCCGAAGGCACAACGATTGAACTTGGAACCGAGCGATCCGTTGCACTTCGCAACCCGCTCATCGGCTCCACCGGCACAATCGTCTCTGTTGAGCCAACGCTCAGCGCGACCGTCCCTGCCGTAAGCGTCGGCGAACTTCCACTCTGGCTCTCAATGACGCGCACCGATACACCTTCAGGAACAGCTGCGCCATACGAGTGGGACTACGACTACTCGATGACAGCGGCGAACTCGCCGACTTCCTACACGTTGATCGCAACCGACGGCACGCAGGCATACGCCGCGAACTACTGCTTGGCTGAGTCAATCACGATTGCGGCAGACCGCAACGGACTGACGAACCTGAGCGCTAACCTCTTCGCGCAGCAGATCGCCAAGAACAGCGCGACGCTTGCCGAAGGCACGCCAACCTCGCCGTTTATGGCAGGACGCCTCTGGAACGCCTTCCAGCACGGCAGCACCTTCCCAGGCACGGCTGACGGAACGGCATACGAATACCTGCTCGACTTCTCACTGGAGTTCAACGCAGGCATCACGCGCCAGTCGTACCTTGCAGGCACGACCGTGTTCAGCACGCACGCCGAGAGCAACCCATTCAGCGGCACGCTGACGATGACGGTGAGCAGCACGGCGAGCGCAGTCTCAACGTGGTACGACGCATACAAGGCAGCGACCCCGAAGGGCGTGCGACTGACGTGGAGCAACGGCACCTACTCGGCACACATCCTTGCGATGATCGTCCCAACGGAAGTCCAGCAGATGGCTGGCGCCGAAGATGGTCTGACCACGATGGCCGTGACTGGAACGCTCGTCTACGACACGGTGAGCGCGAAGAGCCTTCGCATCGTCGTGAATAGCGACTTGGCGGCGTTGCCGTAAGTTCAACCTAGTAGCAGAGGAGGAGGCTAGATGAGCCAGAGTAAGCCACAGTTCCGCACCGTTGAGATCACCCTGTCCGCGCCGTTTGACGGCTGGACAGCCACGATGAAGGCAGAGGGCGTTCCTGCTCGCGTCTTCATTGAGTTGCAAAGCGGCAGCGCCGAGCGCGCACTGAACGCACTGCAGAAGCTCGTGATCACGCACAACTTCCTGACAGACGATGGCGCACCAGCGGCAGACGTGCTTGACGCACCAATGGACGCACTCAGCGACGCGATCACGAAGTGGAGCGACGCGGTAGCAGCACTCCCCCCTCGATAAGGCTCGACGCCCAGCGGCTGGCGGCGGGTCGGACTCTCTCGCCGCATCCACTCATCGCAGCGCACCTGATCGGTGAGAAGTTCCACATCCCACCGCACGAGGTTCTGGAGTGGGACGCAGGAGACTTCACTCGTACACTGGCGCTAATGTCCGACCTTCAGCCAAAGGAGAACAGTGGCCGCTAACTCGCTTGACCGACTGACAATCTCCTTCAACGTGGACTCGAACTACAAGGCGTTGCAGCTCGGGTTCCTTGAAGGCGCGAACCCTGGCGCCTACAAGCGCCTGCTCAGCATCGCCACGCTGAATGCTGCGCGCACGATGGTCAAGCCGATGCGAGCCGAGGCTCCAGTCGGAAAGACCACGAAGTCGCCAGGCAGACTCCGCAAGTCGGTGACGGCACGCCGCGCACGCTTCGGCACACCGGCTGCGGTGGTCGGTCCGAGGGCTGGACGCAGCCGAGACGGTGGTAGTGGTGGAGCGTGGTATCGCTGGTTCGTGACCTCTGGGATCAGCGGCGTGCGCCAGACTAAGAACGGACCGAAGGCAGTCAAGGCAGTTCCAGCCAACCCATTCGTCACGCGCGTCTCCAAGAACGAGGCGCACCAGAAGACTGCGATGGAAGCGATGGCGAAGACGGTAGAATCATTCTTCAACAACGACGCATTCCGCAGGACGATCCTGCGGTTCAAGAGAAGGTGAGCAATGGCATTCGGATCTGATCGTTCAGCGAACTTCGTCATCGCGGCAAAGGACGCCGCGACTAAGCCGATGGGCAACATCGGCAAGGCGATGGGCCGACTCAGGGGCGTGGCTGGCACGGCATTCAAGGCAATCGGCGCAGCTGCGCTCGCAGCCGGTGCAGCACTCGTAGCCTTCGCAGCCAGCGCAGTCAAGGCTGCGGCAGACGATGAGAAGCAGACGATCAGGCTCATCGCGGCACTTCAAGCGCGCGGCTACCAGATGGATCAGCTATCGCCAAAGATCGAGGAGCAGATCAAGGCGATGGCTCGCCTCGGCTTCACGGACGACCAGGTGCGAGATGGACTAGAAATCGGAAGCCGCTTCTTCAAGAATCAGGAGAACCTACTCAGGGCGAACGCCGTCGCTGCAAACATTGCCGCAGCCACCGGCAAGGACCTCAGCACCGTGATGCTCGCCATCGGACGAGGCGCGCTGGGAAGCACGCGCGGGTTGATGCAGCTCGGCATCCAGGTTGAGAAGGGCGCGAAGCTCAAGGACATCCTGCGAGCCGCTGACGAGAAGTATCTCGGCGTGGCTGAGGAAGTCGCCAACAGCACGAGCGGCAAGTTCGCCGCAGCGCAGATTCGCTTCAACGAGGCGATTGAGAACTTCGGCTCCAAGTTGCTGCCAGTGGTCAATGAGGCCCTTGCCTTCCTGACCGAGACGGCTCTGCCTGCCTTTGAGCAGCTAATGGAAGACCTCGGACCTATCTTCACTGACATCTTGGACAACTATGTCCGACCACTCTTTGATTCATTCAGTGAACTGTTCGCCATCTTTGACACTGGAGAAGGCTCCATCAACATCTTGACCATTGCGCTGACTCCTCTGAAGTTGGCACTGCAGGCAATCAAGATTGTCATTGACGCCATCGTCGCAGGGTTGAAGTTCATCGGAATCGGCGGAGGGCCTAAGTTGCAAGGGCTTGACAGGGCTGCTGCCGGGGCAGGCTACACAGGAGGCCCACGAGCAACAGGCACGCCAATAAGGGGTGGAGGCGGCGGCGGTGGAGGCGGAGGCGGCTCGTCGTATCTTCAGGTGAATAACTCGATCAACTTTGGACGCGACGCCACCTCAAGCGTGAACACCCAGCTGGGGCGAGCAGCAAAGGCGCGCGGATCAAAGCGGACTCCGTAAATGGCGACCGCACCATTCCAACTCTGGCTTGATCTAGCACCACTCGCCTCGGCGGTTCGCGTCAGTTCAACGGTCACGGTCACGACCTCCTCGCCGCACTCGATCTCCACTGGCGCGTACATCCAGATTGACGGCACTCTGGGAACCGCTGGCACCTCGATGGTTGGCGTCTACAGCGTGACGGTGACTTCAGGAACGACCTTCACCTACAGCTCGGCGGGTTCGGCTGGGACTGCTGATCTTTCAGGCGCCTTCATCTCTTACGACCTGATGACGCCGCTGATCGACTACAGCGGCGCTTCACGCGAGACGGCGCTCTACGTGCCGCTGGAGAGCCTGCAGATGGCCGCAGCCGGTGACGGCGCTGGCGTCAGTTTCGGCTTCACCATCAACCAGGACAACACTCCGGCAGATGGTCCGTGGTATCTGCTCGTGCCTGATCAGACGCGCGTCAGGCTCGTGGAGAAGGAGACTGGGCAGACTCCAGCGACTGACAAGAGCGACGTGCGCTTTATTGGCGCGCTTTCCAATGTGAACGCCAAGATGAGCGGGTCTGGGCAGGGAACCACCGCAGACGTGGACTTTGACGATCCCAACGCACTTCTAGAGCGCCTGATGGTCTTCGGCGGGATCAGCCGAGCAAGAACTGTTGCGGTCACTGGCGGATTCGTGCGCGCAGCCAACGTGACCACTGTCACAACCACTTCGGTTCACGGCTTTACTGTCGGGCAGAAGGTTCAGATCAGCGGCGTGATTGGTGGCGGCGGTACCTCGTTCAACGGCATCTTCACGATTGCAAGCACCCCATCTTCTCGTTCGTTTACGTATAACAACGCTGGCCCTGCTGCAACTGGAAACACCTTTACGGCGATTAGCGCAGCGGCATTCAACCCAAAGCGTCTTGATCAGGTTGTGATCACCTCAAACAGTCACGGCCTTGACCTGCAGACGAAAGGGCTTACCTTTGTCATCAAGGGAGTCACTTCTGCAAATGCAACCGCGCAGAACTACATCAACGGAACCTTTAGCCGCGATCAGACCTCAACGTATAATTCCAATAGCATCACAGTTTATACGCCAGCCAAAATCAACAAGCCAGTTCCGTCGTTCGCAGTCGGGAGCGCCGAGATCAAGGGCAACCCTAGAATCCTGCCAGTTGGCGGCTCTTCGGTAAACAGTTTGACGATTCAGAGCGGAGTATCTGAGGTCTCTGCGGTCAATCAAGTGCTGACGGCGGTTAGCGACTACAAGGGAGACGATCAAGCCGTGCTGCGTCTGGTAGATACAACAGACACCTCGCAGATTGTCGGCTCTGGCATTCAGTTCACAAAGACCGCGACCACGCTTCCGACTTCATCCTTGCGCTCGGCGCTTGACTCCCTGATTGAACTGTTCTCTGGATTGGATCAGAAGCAGCGCCGCTATTACATTGACCAGGCGGGAAGGTTGAACTGGAGGATGACCGACAACGCTGCGGCTCCGACGTATGCGACGGCTCCCTACAAAATCATTACGACTGGTGCGGGCGACCCCAACACGACAACTGCAGCAGCGACGATTGCGCCCTTTGAGTTATCAGTAAACTGGGATCACGACACCATCAAGGCGATGGTCTTCAACGTGGCCACTACTTCAGGGTCAAGGCC